TTCAAGGTGTAACCAATATGTTATTTCCTCAACAAGGCCCAAACGTAGGTGAATCTTCTGGCTTAAGTGAAACAGATTCAAGAGTTAATTATTCATTTAGTGGTATTCAAAACGTAAGTAGGGCTGGTGTTTGCATACCTTTAATATATGGGGAGGTGTTTACTGGATCTGTTGTAGTAAGTTCTGGAACTGATACCGCTCCTGTTTATTTTGGAGGTTAATTAAAATGCCATTACCTAGAAGTGTAAGAGATTTTAAATGGAGAGGTATTGATTACTCAGGTGGTTATCGAGGTGGTGAAGGTTTAAAATATTACGACTCTGAGATGAAAGATGGCGAGATTGGTTCTCGTCAATTTGTAACAACTGTAGATGTAATTTGTGAAGGCGAGATTGCAGGTTTTCCATCTGCTATTGATGCTGGTCATACATTAGGAACAGACGATTATAATAGAACTGCTTTAAAAGATATATTTTTAAATAATGTACAAGTTTTACAGCAATCTGCCTCAGACACAGACCCCGCAGATGGTACTTTTAACTTTGGTACAACAAATGCAAACAGACCAGCATTTATACCAAAATTAGGAACAGCAGATCAAACAAAAATAAGAGGTGTAACTGAAACAGAAAGGGATAGACCAATAGGGGTAACTGTAACAGTTGCCCAACCACAAACAGTTTCTATTACGGATACTAATACGGAAGGTGTAAGGGTTACAGTTGGTTTTCCACGATTACAAAAAATTGAAGATGATGGAAATATATCTGGTACAACTGTTGAATATACAATAGAGGTTAAAAATCAAGCTGGTACTTTACTAAAAAAAATTAACCCAGAAACTCTTTTAACAGGACTTGATAGGAATATACATAGTTCTGGTGGTCGTATTACTGGAAAAAGCACATCACCATATTTTAAAGATCATATTATTACTTTTCATGGTACAAGTCTTAATGACAATATTCCAGCATCTGAATTTCCATTAACAGTTACAGTTACAAGAGTGACAGCAGACAGTACAGATGTAAGGCTTGTGAATGCTTTTGAACTAACATCTATTACTGAATTAGACTTTGAAACTCCTACATATCCAAACACTGCTGTTGCTGCTTTACGCTTTGATGCTGAAATCTTTAGATCCGTTCCTCAGAGGATGTACAGAATCAGAGGGCGACTTATTAAAATACCGCATAATTCAACTGTTAGATCAGATGGTTCTTTGTCATTTAGTGGCTCATTTAATGGCACATTAAAAACTGCAAAAGAATGGTGTAATGATCCAGCTTGGGTGCTTTATGATCTTATCACTGAAAGCAGGGCGGGATTTGGTGATTTTATATCAGAAGATGAGGTAGATAAATATGCTTTTTACAATGCTTCAGAATATAATTCAACACTTATAGATGATGGTCAAGGTGGAACTGGCCCTAGGTTTAGCTGTAATTTAGTTATACAAAGAGTTTTCGAGGGTTACACAATCCTTAATAAGGTTGCCTCAATTATGAGAGCAAGTTTATTTTTTGAAGATGGCAAAGTAACTCTTGTACAAGATAGACCCACTACAAGCTCATATTTCTTTTCCTATGCAAACGTAACTGAAGATGGATTTGTTTATACAGGAGCAAGCCAAAAAACAAAAGATACAGTTATTAATGTTAAATATTTTCAAAATGAAACCAGAACTTATGAATATGAGACTGTTGAAGATACTGCTGCAAACCAAACAAAATATGGAGTGGTTGTTAAGAATATTGAAGCAATAGGCTGTAGCGATCAGGCACAAGCTCGAAGAATGGGGTTGTGGCATTTGTACACCCAAAACAATGAAACTGAAACTGTTGCTTTTAGCACAACTGCTGATGCTGGATCTTTGATAAGACCTTCACAGGTAATTACAATTCAAGATCCTGTTCGTAGTGGTTTAAGACGTTCTGGAAGGATTGCAGCAGCCACAACAACACAGATAACTGTAGATAATACAAAAGATTTACCAACTGAAGCTGCTAGTGGAGATCAATTATCAGTAATACTTTCAGATGGTACTTTAGAAACACAAACAATATCTACAATATCTGGTTCTGTTATTACAGTTTCCAGTGCTTTTGCATCTGCACCACAAGTAAATAGTGTTTGGTTGTTAGTAAGAACAACTGTTGAGACTGAGGATTTCAGGGTTCTTTCTGTTAGTGAGGATAATAATTTATTTACTATTACTGCAATGTTTCATAATTCTGATAAATACGCTTTTGTAGAAGATGGAGCAGCAATAACAACTCCTGTTATTACTAATTTAGTTGAATTAAAAGATTCTCCTAGTGATTTAACAGCAGAAGAACTAATTATTGTTTTAGGTGATAGAGCCGTAAGTAAAATACTTTTAACATGGCAACCAGTAGCAGGGGTTTCGCAATATTCAGTAAAGCATAAATTTGATGATGGAAGTTTTCAAACAACTATTGTACAGAGTCCAGTATTTGAAATATTTGATTCTGAATTAGGAACTTATGAGTTTGAAGTTTTTAGTTATAACGCATTTTTTGAACCAAGCGTAATACCTTCTTCACTCACTTTTATTGCTGAAGGTAAAACAGCAGTACCAGCAGATGTTCAAAATGTAAGAATCGAACCATTATCAGATGAATTTGTAAGACTACGTTTTGATAAATCTACTGATATTGACGTGACTCATGGTGGAAACGTGGTAATCCGTAGTTCTAACCTTACAAGTGGTGCAACTTTTACCAATTCAGTTGATGTTTTACCCGAACTTTCTGGAAACGTTAGTGAGTCAATTGTTCCGAATATTGTAAATGGAACGTATCTTTTAAAATTCAAAGATGATGGCGGTAGGCTTAGTTCTGGTGATGCTTCTGTTGTTGTTCTTTCAACAAGTCCTGATGTATTTCCTAAGTTAACAATTTTAGAAGATAGAGAAGATAATGACTCACCACCTTTTGCTGGTGAGAAAGTTGATTGTTTCTTTAGTGATGAGGTAACTGGTCTTGTACTTGGATCGTTGGAAACTTTGGATTCGCAGACAGATTTTGATGCAATTCCTGATTTTGATTTCTTAGGTGCTATTGATGTTACTGGAGGTTCCTATAGTTTTGCAAATACATTAGATTTAGGTGGTAAGCAACCATTACGTTTGCGTAGACATATGGTCACACAAGGTTTTTACCCTAATGACTTATTTGATAAAAGAACAGCCTTAATAGACACTTGGACTGACTTTGACCAAGCCACTGCATTTGATGTTGGAGCTTCTATGCTAGTCGCCACAACTGACTTAGATCCTGATTTATCAGTTTCAGCTACTTACGGACAGAGTGCCACAACAATTACTATAACCAAGACCTCGCATGGATATTCTGTTGGTGATTTTGTAGTTATAGACTTTACTGCTGGATCTGCAACAGACGGGAATTATCAAATTGTTTCTGTGCCTAGTACTTCAACATTTACAGTTACTTCAGCTACAAGTGCAACAATATCTAGTGGTACATCTTGTACTTATGGAGCTAATTTTAGTCAATTTAATCCTTTTGTTAATGGTGTTTATGTTGCAAGAGGTTTTAAATTTAGATGTGATATGGACACAAACGACCCAGCACAATCTATAGAGATAGACCAGTTAGGATATACAGCAGAATTAGAAAGTAGAACAGAAACAAGTCTTGGTAATGCAGGGGCTACAAATGGTTTGATTGCTTCTGGTACATCTACTAAATCTGTTACTTTCACTAATAGCTTTTTTACAGGTCAGTCTGGCACAAGTGTAGGAGCCGATACTGTAAAACCTTCTGTAGGTATAACTATTGAAAATGCTGCTGCTGGTGATTTCTTTACGATTCCAAGTATTAGTTCAACTGGTTTTACAATAAATGTAAAAAATAGAGATACATCTGGTAATGAGACTTTTGTAAATAGAAATTTCAAATATGCTGTCACTGGTTTTGGGCGTGGTAGTTAAGATTTAACCCTACAGCAGTGTTTTACTGCATTAGATATTAAAATACAACTATCGGCCTACTGCTGTGTTCTTTGTGTTTTAGAACAAATAATATTACTGTCGGCCAACACCA